TCCTGTCTCCGAGGCCGACGCCGACCAGATTCGCAAGGCATACGGCTCGTTCCCCGAGGACATCCTCTGCAAGACCTTCCACGTCACACCAGCACAGCTCAAGCAGATCGCCGAGTCAGTCCCGGCGGGTGCATAGTGCTGACGTGGCTACCCTACCCTGACTTCATCGAGAGCGTAGGCGCTCTCGAGATTCCCGAACTCGTCTCGTCTTGTCGAGATGCCATCTTCATCCTCGATGTGCGACACCAGGTCAAACCTCACTACGCAGTGTGGGAAGCTCACCCGGCAGTTCGCATGTGGCGGGGTCACGAGGTATCCCTGGCTGAGTATGGCCTTAGTGCTGCCGAGGAGATTGAGGCTCGCAAGTTGCGGACTCCCGGTGCTCGTGCCAAGGCTCTAACGCAACTTGAGCAGCATATGGATTGGGCCACCTCGGGACGGTACACGATGGAGAAGCCATCTTGGTTTGGCGAGGCTTTGTTCCATATCGCTCACCAGTCGAATCTCATTCGCCATAGTCTGGTGGTGTACGGTGAGAAGTTTCACGGTGTACCAGCGGACCTGCCTTACTACTGGCCGGTGCCATGACTCACGAGCTGGTTGAGATCGTAGAGTTCGACTCTAGAGTAGTCGGCTACGATGACGGTCTGCCTATTCGTGAGCCTGTCACAGCATACTTCCGCTGGTATTGTATCTGCGGCGGCATCGGTGGTAGGTCAGGCTCGCACAGGTCTGCCGCAGGTGGCTTTGCTAAACACCTCGAGGAGAAGTCAGCATGACACACCCGATGGAGATGGCTATCTTCTTTGCGCTCGTTATTCTGATCATGCAAAGCATCATCGGTGTGCTGCTCTTGCTTGCGATCAAGCAGGCAATCGAGAACAACCATGACTGTGATGCTGACTGGAAGGCGTATCACGAGGAGCAGGGTGCCAAGGGCGAGTAAGGTCGAGGCGTGTATGCTATGCGGCGACACGCCTTGCTCCTGTAACGCAAAGCCTGGCAAACCTAAGACTGCGACGGCGCGAGTTTCACGGGCCGTGGAAAAGCCTGTGAGGGAGAGGCTCGCGCCGTCGCTTCAAGCCGATGAAGAGCAGTTGCTCATCATCGGTGCTGTTCGCACGCTGGCTTCGATTCTGCATCCGACAGAGCTAGCCAGATACAGCGGGGTACTTGCCTCGCCTCCCACTCTTCGGGAGCGTTCTGTAGTCTGGAGGGCAAGGCGTGAGTCTACGACACCGGATTAAGTACAAGGGACAGCCCAAGCGACAGGCAACTCAAGAGGATCTGTTCGGCTGGGTAGACATCTCTGACAAGCGAGATGGTGCGCCGCCGACCCGAGTCACCAAGGAGCAGTGGCAAGCGTACCTTAAGGCGAAGAATCGGGCCAGGTGGTACCGCATGAGAAAAGACTTCAAGTGGGCGCAGAGGATGCTCTTGAAGATCGGCGTTGATCCAGAGGAAGTAAGGTGGTTGCTGTGATCGAGCTTGCAGTTACTTCTAAGAAAGGTAATCCCACAACCGTCAAGATTCTCTCTACTTCCGACGGTCATCTCATGTGCCAGCTTCACAGGCAGCACTGGTGCGATCACGTCAAGGAGGCTATCCAGAGTGATCTTGAGGTCGCCGATCTGTGGAGCGAGGTCGGTACTCAGAACGAGCTGGGCTATGACGTAACGACAGTCATGGTGCCATACTGTCCTGTACTGAACGTGTGGGCGAAGGTGGACCTTCGAGTTCAGGCTGGCGAAGGCCGAGTTGCCTGGCTGGTACCTCCCGACGGAGGCGGTGCCGAAAGACTTGGCATCCTCTTCCCAGGCGAGGGCCGCAACATTCTTCGCCAGATGATTCACAACTGGTTCGTACCCAAGCAGTACAACCTGGTCGGACGAGACGCGGGTACACCGATCAAGCTTCGCTGTCGTGCCTCGTCCCATGCACCTGTTCAGCAGAATGAGCTGACAACGAACCTCCATAGCGAGAACACAGAATGGGGTGAACGCTGGTTGATCTTTTACACAGGTATGTGTCATGCCTGTGTCGTCATTCAGTCTGACATCGCTGATCTAGTACCCGGTGCCTTCTAGTGCCGAAGCGAGAGTTCAGACCAGGACACCGCAACAATCCCCAAGCCAGGGGAACAGGCAAGATGAGCGAGAACCGCTTTGCCTGGCTGCAGACCCATGTGGGTACGTTCCAGATCATGGAGTACCTACCCGAAGAAGATGAACAAGAGTACGGCCCGACAGTTCTACTCTACCTCCCCCTGCCAGGGCGTAGAAGTCTCAGCTATAACCTCACAGCACTGACCACTGAAGAGCTTGACAAGCTTGAAGAACTCTTCAACCTGTTAATCACAGAGGCCCGGCCCATCGTAGCCGAGAGAGATAGGATTGCGCATGAAGCACTCGAGTCCGGTGACGACTCTCACGTTAGAATCTATCGAGCGGTTCCGCGCCTCTTTATCCGCAAGAGGCCGAGCAGACAAGACGGTGACCGCGTACTCAACGGATCTCAAGACGTTCCTGAAGGAACTGGAGGAGACGGAGATTCCTCTGACGGACCTGGAGGAGTCGGCGATGAACTGGCTGACGGCGAATCGCCGGACGCTGGCACCGAAGACGACCGGGAGACGCCTTACTAGTCTGCGCGCATTCCTCAAGTGGGCTGGCTACCCCGAGATGCTGCGCGACTACAGCACTCCGACTCCGGCCAAGGGTCAGCCTCACCCGCTACCCGAGGGTATGTCTGGTGTTGAGCGCCTGATCGAGCACGCTCGCAACGATCAACAGCGAGCACTTGTTGCGCTCTGTGGGATGCTGGGTTGCCGGGTAGCGGAGGCGCTGACAGTGCAGCCGACCGACTTCAATACAGGCGAGATGCTGCTCACTATCCGTGGCAAGGGCGACAAGACTCGCAGGGTTCCGATCAGCAACAGGGCCTGGGACGTACTGGCGATGCCAGTTACGCGGGCGATGTGTGCTGGTCCGAACGTGCCAGTGGTTGGTCTGAAGGACAGATTCGCACGCCGGGTGATTACTGACCTCGGCGTCAAGGCCGGCCTCAAGCGCCACATCTCTAGTCACGATCTGCGGGCGACCTTCGCTACTGCAATCTATGACAAGACCCTCGACTTACGACTCACTCAGGAGTTGCTCGGTCACTCATCGTCGGCTACCACTGAGCTGTATACTGGTGTTAGCCTGGAGAACATGCGTAAGGCGGTGGAGCTGTGACTGATACCGGCATCACCGCTACTCGTGAGGGCCTGACACAGGAGCAGAAGCAAACTCTGATGGAAGCTCTCTCGGATCACTTTGTCGAGGGTGCTCGCTTCCATCATGGTGACTGCATTGGTGGCGACTACGAGGCAGGCTTGATCGCGGCTGCACTACGGTACTGGATCGTACTGCATCCTCCGAAGAACAACAAGGCACGGGCGTTCTCAGTAGGTGATGAGACACTTCCTCCGAAGGAGTATCACCATCGCAACCGAGACATTGTACGCGAGAGCGGACTACTGTTAGTCTGTCCCAAGGAAGATCACATCGTCCCCAAGGGTACACGCGGCTCGGGTACCTGGTCAACCTACTGGCGAGCCGTCGATAGTCATAAGCCTACACTCATTATCTGGCCGGATGGCGAGATGAAGTACTCGGAGAATGAGAAATGAGCCGACGAACAAAGTTAGCCGAGGCGCTTCCCTGGGTGACACATCTCAAGTACCCACGCAAGTGTGACTCGTATGTCAATCCACCCTTGAGTCTGTATTTCAGTGGTGAAGCCAGGCGTAACACCAAGTACCAGACTCTCGAGGAGTATCGCTGCAAGAACTCTGCTCGGTGGAGTTATCGTGGGCTCAAGAACCGTCGAACCTACACTCAATCTGGCAACTACTGCTGGAGTCACCTGGTTAGCCAGCTCTCCAGTATGGAGGAAGTAGACCGCCAGGAGAAGTGGTTTAAGAAGCACCCCGAAGTTTGGTACTTAAGGAGAGTAGGACGCCGTGCCTCCCAAGTCTAAGGTCGTCACTAAGACCTGCAAGCTGACGATCCGCACCATCGACGGCAAGCGAGAAGCCTGTGGTGCCTCCTACACAGGAGAGAAGTGTCCTGACCCTGACGGTCACCTCAATCCCCTTAAGTCTGGCTTCTGTGCTAGCAACTGGTGCGAGGGTAGTAAGGCCAAGACCTGGCGAGGTACGCCGGCTCCAACGTGTAAGTTCTGGGAGCGCTGTCCCTGTACCTGTCACGATGCAGTCTCCATGATGTTCGACATGGCTGGAATGGATCGCATTGCAGTCGATAACTCGGGCTACATCGCTGACGACGGTGGCTTCAAGCGTCCTTCAGAGGCTGAAAGAGCACGGGAAATCGCCGAACGTAGGGCACGCTCTAACGGTGCGGCCTCCGATGTCCCGGTAGTCATAGAGAGCCCGGCACCGGGCATCGTGCCGCCCGTAGTGGCCCATACTTTCCGCCCCACCGTTAGCGGACGGGCCGGTCGTGGCGAACTAGAGGCGCAAGTTAATCGAGTCTGTGGTGTATGGCTGATCGAGAACTATCCCTGGCCATGTACTCCGCTCTGGATTAGCGAGACGATCGGCAAGGATGAAGGTATCAAGCCTCCGTCCACTGGTGCGATCACCGCCTGCTTTAACAAGTGGGTCGAGATCGGCTACGCTGTCATCGAGCGTAAGCCTCTGCGGTTCTCAGCTTACACACCAGACGGTATCCGGCTGGGTCTGGACGCGATGAAGGAAAAGACTAAGCGAGCCGAGAAGGCAAAGCGCAGTCTGCAGGAGCGCGGTATCAGATGACCCTGGTAACCGATAGTAGCGATTGCTTGCGCAGTGTCTATCCCTCCATCTACACTGGAACCTGCGCATCCCCTCTGTCGGGTCGGGACCACGCCAGACAGCCCGCCTCTTACCTCCACCGGAGAGGCGGGCTGTCGCGTGTCCAGTGACCGAGTACCTCATCCTGAGAATCCTCCTAACCGCAAAGCGGTTGGTCTGCCGGTGCGCCCTTTTCTCTTTAGTCTTGAGCAGGTCAGCGTCATGCTAGACCTTGATGTCAAGACTATGATCTCTGCCGGCTATGCTCATCTCGAGGGCAGATCAATTGGCGCTGCTCGGCGGGACCAGTTCATCGCCCGCAACATTGCGCCTCCTGATCAGAAGCCTGAGTGGCGCGTAGCTGAGTTAGAACTAATCCGTTGGCTGAGAAGAAAGGGGTTCAGGTACTATGATCGTGGTGCGATTACTTACTGACGCAGTAGACCATACCCCTTGGCCTGGACCTAGTTACGATCCCCAAGTCTTTGATGGAGGTTTCCCTCATGCGGATTCTCACATGGCTAATCATGGCGACCTGTATCATTCTGTCATGGGCGGTTGGTACGAGTATCAGAAGATACAGACAGGCAAGTCGTTCTATTTTGACTGGATAAGAATTCCAGGTGACCCGCGTGAACGATGACTGGCGCTTCGATCTAGAGCAGTGGCCTGGACCATACTCTGATCCAATTGCTGCGTTAAAGACTGCCGCCAGCACTTTTGCTGCAGGCATGGTAGACTTAACCGAAGCAATAAAGAAAGGGTTAGTCCATATCACTCTTCATACTTCCGACCCGATGAAGGAGAGGTAACACTGATGCCGATAGTCAGTCCCGCTTGTGGGGATATGTTGGGTACGGTAGGGTTGACGGGTGACTAGCAAAGCTCTCGCTTATGCAGAGGTGAACCTCGGAGTTCACACTGTCTACGAGAATGCAGTCGCCAAGCGGAACGAGCTTGATTCTATCCTGACGAACCTGTCAGAGGCTCGTGACAACCGCCGCGACATCGAGCTGAAGATCACTGATCGTGAGATGGAAATTACGATCGATCAGCGATCCAAGCATCCTGATATGCCAGTTACTCGATGGGACAAGCATATCAAGGAGTCCTTCCGCGACGATGATGAGATGCGCGCCTTGCGTGAGCAGAACTTCAAGGTCGTGGGGGACATCGAAGGACTTGAGTTCGACAAGCAGATCTGCGAGACGGACATCAAGATTGCAGTATCGAGGATGACCGAGCTTGGTGGGTACCTTTCCTACCTGGCGGCCGTCAAACTCGCGCAGCCAGTGAAGCCAGAGACGCCAGTGAAGCCACAGACAGGAGCAAGTGAATGACAGTCGACACTACCGGAAACGGTGGCGGTGTTGCCCCTTACGACCCGACTAACCTTGAAGGCCTCGGTCTTGAAGATGTCGGCGCAACAGACATCACCCTTCCGCGTATCCAGATCGATCACCCGAACGGGGTGTTCAAGAACAACCTCTCCGGTGAGACGTTCGACACCATGAGGTGCGTCATTCTCGGTGTCGTCAAGCAGCGCATCATGTGGGACAAGACGGTGGACGACGGCGACAAGCCGCTGTGCAAGTCGCCGGACTTCGAGCACGGGTTCCCGAACATGGGTCTGGACGGCAAGACGCCGGCCAATAAGCAGTTCCCTTGGGCGAAGTCCAACTTCAACCCGGCTGATTTCCCGGCCGAGCAGGGCGAGAACGGGCTGGTCACTCTGCCGTGTCAGTCCTGCATCTTCAAGGAGTGGGAGAAGGGTGACTGGAAGCAGCCGCCGTGCAGCGAGCAGCACACCTACCCGCTGATGTACCAGACGGAGGACGGCGGCTTCATGCCCGCACTGTTCTCCGTTCAGAAGACTGGTATCCGTCCTTCGCGGACTTACCTCAACGTCTTCGTCCAGAGTCACAAGCCGATGTTCACGGTCTACACCGAGATTGCCCTGAACCAGCAGTCTCGAGGAACGGTCATGTTCTCGGTGCCGGTGTTCCGCAAGAAGGAGCCGACCGAGGAGACAACCTGGGGCGAGTTCGCTCAGCAGTACCGAGGGATTCGTGAGTTCATCCGTCAGGCACCGCGCAGGCAGGACGAGGAGGAAGGTGCCGAGGCGTCTGACAACACGAACACGGGACCTGTCACCCCTACCCCGGCCCCTGCTGCGACTGTACAGGCACCTGCCCAGCCTGCTCCGGTGGCTGGCACCGCTACGGTACCTGCACCTGTCGTCACGCCCCCGGCGGCGACTACTGCGCCTGTTGGGGCGACCGAGCCAGCAGCCTCTCCCGCTGAGGATGACGACCTGCCCTTCTAAGGGCATACGAGACGCTCGCCCGGCAGGATAAGTTGGCCCCCCGCTAACCCCCCACCTGCCGGGCGAGCCTCTAGTTAGGAACCTTCATGGACTTCTTCGAACAAATCGGTATGCCCACTGCTGTAAGAGAAGCGTTGGAGCGTCAAATGGACATGCAGAACATGAGCATGACAGAGGCGAGGCACAAGATGTACAGTTTCTTCGATGACCTCTCTCAGGAGCAGGTACTTACTCTGAACAACCTAGTTCGTGCCTTTGCAAACGAGACTCAGGAAGCTGAGTTTGCGAAGTTCATCGACGGGTACCTCAGTGGTCTTGCCAAGGGCAAGTTTAACATCTGCGGTGGCTGCGGAAAGAATCACGATCAGCAGCTTGAAGAGATGCGAAACGCTGCTGACGAGGCTGGCATCTTCAAGGAGCAGCCTATGGGCGACGCCGACAAGTTCTCGATCCCCGAGGATGGCCCCGTCACTGGTGACGAGCAGCCTGTCGCACCTTACGTTCTCACTGAGGACGATCTCGCTCACATGGAGGAGTACAATCTCGATGATCTGCGAGATGAGGACCCGCCGCATCACCTGCTGGGCTTCATGTGCAAGGGGTGTGAGATGCGTTACGTCTCTATCGCTGACAGGATGCTTCGCCCGCCTGGTATCGACGGCTGCTCTGGCTGTCAGTTGAGGTCCGGTCATGGCTGAACCGCTCAGTGAGCGCCAGAGCATGATTAAGGCTCTGCGTGACACCAACGCTGAAATCGTGGCTCGCATCGATAAGCTCGGTGGCGAGCCTACGAACGTCGATGCGGCCAGGCACGAGCAGTTTGTCGCCTTCCTGATGAACGAGGGAGTCATCACTCCTGACCAGGCCGAGACGTGGACACTACTCTGGCAGGATCACTTCAACGGAATCCTCATGGAACTGGAAGTTCAGCTCATGAAGATTCGCCGCGAACAGCAGGCCGAGTACGAGCGTCAGCGCCGGGCTGCACGAGCGCCTAGGCTGATCGTTCCAGGCAGTCCCCCACCAGGAATATGAGACACGATCAACAGCCCGACCCTCGGGACTTCACCTGCTTTAACTGCAAGAACGGCGCGTGCGAAGTCTGTATTGATGTACTGCGTAAGCAGTACTCGTCAGACATGATCTGTACCTGTACCCGACAAGCACATTCTCAGAAGGTAGATGAATCATCATGGCCGAAGTCGTCCTCCAATCCGAACTCCCCGTCCACCTCCCCGAAGACTCAAAGTTCATCCTCTACACAGATTCCAGCGGAGCAAACAACTTAGTTCTTCAGATCTTTGATCAGGATGATCGGGATTTAGCCTGGCAAGCACCGGATGCCTCTGATGAGGACTTCGAGTGGCTGTGTCGAGCAGTAGCCAACTACCACTCTAAGCCTCTAGAGATCGTAGAAACTGATGACTGAGGACTGTGCCCTCGACTGCGGAAATCCAGTCAATCCCCACGATGCCGGAACCTGGAAACAGGTCATCGGCTGGGTAGGTGGACCGCGCAAGGATAGTATGCGTCTCCGTGAAGATACCGGACGCTATGCTCACGATCACTGTGTAGCCAAGGCCCAGCAAGGACAGGCACCCGACCAGGAGGCAATGAGTTTCGATGGTACATAAGTCAAACCGAATCATGGAGTCAGGCTTGATCTCCGATCTTTGGCGGGAGGTTGGTAAGGCTCGTCTGAAGCATGGCGATGTCAAGGGCTCTGATCAGGCCTGGCTGAATGCCCACTTCACTAGTCCTGAGTTCCGAGACAACCGCCCCTTTCAGGACGGTCGAGTTTGATTATCGAGTGCGAGTACGACATTCCCCACACTCATACCTTCCCTGATGATTGGAAGTTCGGTGGCGCAGATGGACTTCATCCCGGCGCTGACACTCGCTGGGAGCCTACGACTTACACCTACTACGATGACTCTTTCGAAGCCATCTACACAACCTCTGCTCCGCTTTGTGACCAACAAGCCATTGACGAGTTCACTCTTGTTGCGAACCTTGGAGTGGGATTCTCCCCCGTTTATCTTAGTGCAAAGCATCGGGGAGACTTGGTTGGTGGAATGCTGCCCGTTCGTTATACCAAGGCTGACGATACTGTGCAGGAGATAGTCCGTGGCTAGATCGGCAATCAAGAGCACAAAGAGAGAGGTCAAGCCACCGTCGAGGTTTGACGGTGAACTGTACGCTCGCCCGTGGCCGAATCCCTTTAGTGAGAACTGGCGGGATGGCTTTGCTGCTGGCTATGAGATAGAGCCAGTGAAATCTCCATCAGATCGTGAGTGGCGAGACGGCTACTACACTGGACTTCTTCAACGAGACTATGACAAGGAGGAGATGGATCGTGTCGGTAGCAGCAATACCTAGCCTGTCGGGCACACCAAAGCCTCGTAAGTCTCTGATGCCTTGGATCTTTGATACGGTCGAGTATTATCCCCACCAGATCGATGGCATCAGAGAACTAGCCAAGTGGAAGAGTGCTCTCCTCGCTGACGACATGGGCCTCGGCAAGTCACTCCAGGCAATGACCGTCTTTGCAGTCGATGTTGTCCGTGGCTGGGCGGAGAAGTGTATCGTCATCTGCCCGGTAACACTCAAGGGCAATTGGGAAGATGAGCTTCTTAAGTTCACCACCTTCCCGCATGTCGTTCTCTCGGGTGGACCGGCCGCACGCAACAAGCAAATCCTTGAGTTTGCTCAGATGGAAGGCCCACGCTTTCTGATTGTCAACTACGAGCAGGTAGCGCCTCATCTCGATGCGCTGAACGCTCTCAAGTTCGACATGAAGATCTGCGACGAAGGCCACTACGTTAAGAACTACAAGAGCAAGCGCACCAAGGCTTGCCTGTCACTTCGTACCAGGAGAACCTTCATTCTCACTGGTACTCCTATGCTCAATCACGTCAACGAACTGTGGTCGATTCTTCACATGATCGACCCGAATGGCTTTCCAAAGTACTGGTCTTTCGTTAACCGTTACTGTGTGTTCGGTGGCTTCAAAGACAAGCAGATCATCGGTACCAAGAACGAGAAGGAACTTAAAGAACGTCTGCACGGTATCATGCTGCGTCGCCTCAAGAAGGACGTGCTGTCGCTACCCGAGGTGCAGATCATCGAGCGCCGGGTGGACCTACTGCCCGAGCAGCGCAAGCTGTATGATGAAGTCGTTAACGAAATGCGACTCACTACGGTAGACGACTCCGACCCACAGGATATCGAGAACGCGCTTACCAAGTTCCTCAGACTCAAGCAGATCTGTGGTACGACGTTCCCCTTCACTGGCGTTGACATCAGCAGCAAGCTCGATCTGGCTATCGAGGATGATCTGCAACTTCTTGAGAACGAAGAGCGTATCGTTGTTTTTACTCAGTTCCGTGGTGTCCAGGAGTGCTACGTCAATCGCGCCAAGAAGGAAGGCGTTACTGTCTGGCAGATCAATGGCGATGTTAAGCAGCCTGATCGTATGCCAGTAGTTCGCCAATGGTCGAACTCTGAGCCTGGCGTCATTGTCTGTATGTGGCAGATCGCTCGTGAAGGACTCAACCTCGTAGCCGCCCGACATGGCAGCTTTATTGATGAGTTGTTCGTGCCCGGTCTAAACCGCCAGGCTATCGACCGTCTCCACCGCATCGGCCAGGATGAATCCCAGCCTGTACAGATTCGTAAGTACATCTGCCGTAACACCATCGAGAATCGCATTCAGCAGATTCTGCGTACCAAGAGTAAGCTCTTCGGTGAGATTGTTGAGTCCGACACCAACTGGAAGCGAAAGCTTTACAGGGCGATGATGGAAGATGACTAAGGGAGTCAACCTCGCTAAGAAGTTCTATTCCGTCCAGGAGGTGGCCGACATGTTCCAGGTCACAACCTGGACAGTGCGAGAACTTTGGATCAAGCCTGGTAAACTAGGCGCCACAAAGATTGGCAAGCAGTGGCGCATCCCACATGATGACCTGACCAAGTTCGCCAACGAGAAGTATGGAGACGGTAGTGAATAGTCTTGTAATCTGTGACACCGAAACGTTCGGCCTTAGTGCTCAAAACGATCCGATCCTCGAGGTCGGCTTCGGTATCTACAACCTGTTTCCTCTTAGTCTTAAAGCCGAGTGGTCTAGCGTAGTCTGGATGGACAGCTACCGTCCTAGGATGGACTCGCACCGAGATGAGGATAGTTTCATCTGGCAGATGCACAAGAAGTCTGGCTTGTGGGATGAGTGTATAAGAGTATCAACTGAAATAGATGTTACTCCGTACCATGTCGAAGGCCTGGCTGCCGAGTGGCTTCATGAGCAGGGCGTCAGCAAGGACGACCCGATGGTGGGTAGTTCTGTTCAGTTCGATCGGGAGATGCTCCGTGAGCAGATGCCTGAGATCGAGAAGCTGTTCTCGTATCGAAACATCGACATCAGTACTATCAAGGAACTGTGCCGGCGTCTGAATCCTGAGCTGTACACAAAGCTTGATCTGGAGGTCACCAACAAGAAGGCTCACCGCGTCATGGACGACATCGAGGACACTGCGAACGAACTGGAGTTCTACATGACGAACTTTCTGTTCATTGGAGACGAGCTGTTCTAATGCCTCTACTCAGTGATGAAGAGATCGAACTGATTGCAACCGAGGCTCACGTTGATAAGCGCGACATCTGCCGAGTAGACGGTAACGTGATCCAAGTTCAGATCTTCAAAGGTACTGGCTACTGCTGCGACAAGCATAGAAAGGTCATCCAAGGTGACGATCCGTCCGCTTACCCCTTCAACGGGAATCCTTCCACAGGTGCCACCTGAGTTACTGTACTCTATGCTAGTCGCACTAGGCGGTAGTCATACTGCTGACTGGATTGATGCAGGGCTGTATGACCCAGGCAAGCATTACATGGAAGTACTAAAGACTGCTGATCCGTATTCTCTCAGGATTAGACTTCACGAACTTCATGCTCCCCCGGATCAGCCTCTCTGGAATCCACCTGCCAATGTACCAGTAGCGCCACCGAAGCGGACACCTCTGCCGGTGCCAGCGAATGTTTCTGCTGGCACGGGAGTAGTTCACGAGGGGTATATGTATTACTACGCCTGTTTCATCTGGCATGGTTGTCAGAATTGGGGATGGTATGACTGTATAGTGCCTAATCACATGGATCAGATGATATTTACTTCGGACGGCAGACGAATCGAGGACAGATGACCAAGGCAGTATTCGAGACGGCAACCCTGGCTGACGTAATCAAGAAGGCTGATCGGGTCGCGCCAAGCAAGGGCTCTGCCTTCGACAAGTCTGCCGGTATCATCATCGACATTACAGTCTCTCCAATGGAGGACCCTGTAATCATCGTCAGGTCTACAGACACTACCACCTTCTATATGGAGTGGGTCGATGCTGTCTCTGTGACTGGCGAGTCAACTACCTGGCGCCTGCCTTCTAAGCTGTTCGCTGGTCTAGTCAGCACACTCCCTATCGGTGGAGGCTCTCAGGTTACCCTCGAGGAGAAGCCCGCCGAAAAGGGTCGCATGGTACACCTGACTACGAACCGCAAGACCCGCTGTAAGTTTAACCTGATGACGATGGACTATTACCCCGAGTGGTTCAGCTTTGATGAGAACGATCTTACTCTCACAGCAAACCTCGGAGGCCGTCTATCGCAGGTCGCCTGGGCTGCGGCCAAGGGTGAGGAGAAGATCGACGGGGTACACTTCGACGGAGATCTGGCTATCGCAACAGATCGATACCGTCTGGTTAAGGTTCCGCTGCCGATGGAACTGAACAAGCCGATTACTGTACCGTCTGATATTCTATCGCAGGTGCTACGTCAGACCGGCGAGGTCAAGGTCGGGACCGACGGTAATATGTTCTTGTTGGCGCCCGACGAGACGACGCAGATCAAGACTGTAATGTCGGGCCACGAGTACCCGAATGTCAGCCGTATGTTCAAGACCGACTACCCTGAGAAGATTCTAGTCAAGAAGACTGAGCTTCTTGAGATCATGTCCAGGTCGCTTACCTTCGTCGGTGCTGACAGATACCCGACAATGCGCCTATACTTCGGCAAGGAAGAGATCAACATCTTCATGGCAGATGCCGAGCGGGGTATGCTGGGTGACGCGGTGGAGATTCCCGGCCAGGCGATGCATGATCGGGTCGAGATCAGGTTCACACCGAAGAACATCATGGAAGCGCTTGAGCACGCTCCTAACGACAATGTGACTCTTGGCTATGATCCAGATAACAACATGCGAGTCTTTTACATCGACGGTGGATCAGGCTACGAGTGCTGGGTCATGCCCCGGAAGGAAGGGGCAACGGGACCATAGATCGCCGCATCCTGACCCCCCACGCGGGCCGGTGACGGCCTCTAATGGCTACCGGGTACACGGACACCTAGACACGAGCGAAACCGCTACAGGACGATCCTAGAGGAGAATGATGTCAGACGTTAACTCCACCATCGGTGATTACCAGGACGAGATTTGGCCTTGGGCTGTTCACAACTTCGGTGATCCTACAGAGTGTCCTACCCATGTTGCTGTTCTGGGTCTGGCTGAGGAAGCTGGCGAAGCTTGTCGCGCAGTTCTTAAGCGTGTCCAAGGTATCCGAGGTACTGATAGAGAATGGACTGAGGAACTCGCCAAGGAACTCGGTGACTGCTTTATCAAGGTCATTGAGATCGGAGCCCGCGAAGGCTTCGATATGGAGACAGTTCTTATGACACGCTGGAACGATGTTAAGCAGCGTGACTTTAAGGCTGATAAGATCGGCCACGGAATGCCGGAGGCATAATGGCTACTCTAAACAGGGCCGAAACGCAGGCTCTGAACGATGTCGTAGGAGTCCTCTATCACTTTATGATCGGTGATATTCCAGAGGACAAGCGGGCAGAGATTGCTCGTATCGCCCGCGATAAGGTCAAGACTGTTGTGACCATGAAGGGACACTACGATACCTGATGGACGGCATCACTGACACCGGCATCTTCTATGAGAGCCCCAAGCATTCTCGAGAACTCAAGGTAGACAGTTACGGTCATACCTGGGTCACCGTCATCACCTTTACCCTGTCTCGTACTGAAGTTCTAGAGCAGATGCAGGGTGAGAAGGTACACCTGGATTCTGAATCTATCGCAGATGTCTCGGTAGTAGTCTGCTTCCGGTGCGAATTAGCATTCCAGTACGCCGCTCATCACGATTGTCCAGGTGAGCCAAAGGGCTATAATTCGGATGGCCGGCCTGTTCATCATCAGCGGTGGGTGCGTGAAATGTTCAAGACCATTGACGAGGAGAAGAAGAGTGCTGGAACTGACTGACTTTAACTTTGACGTTAACTACTATCTCGCTGGGCCGATGTCTGGATATCCAAGTTACAACTACCCAGCATTCGAGAAGGCCGCAGCCGAGCTTCGTGAGTCTGGCGTGAAGATACTGTCTCCCCACGAGGTGCCCTGGCCACGCGGTCACGAGAAGATGGAACCATCTGGTCTATGGGCTGTAATGATGGAAGAGACAGCTAAGCTGATCGTGGACTGCGAAGCGATCATTCTTCTCAGGGGCTGGCCATCTAGTCAGGGTGCTAAGATTGAGCTAAGACTCTTTCTCGATAAGGGACAGCCTGTCTTTTACTACGACAACTACAGGCTGATCGACATGAACAGGAGTGCAGCATGACAGTGCCGTATGAAGATGATACGCCTCAGATCGAGCCGAACGAGCCTAACGAGACTCGACCGGAGCCAGGGGAAGCCAAACTAGAGTACGGCGGCGACATCTGGGTCAAGATCATGAGTTGGATCGTCGGCGGTGGACTGGCAGTAGTCGTCGTGATCCTTCTTGTCGCGCTCATCAACTGGCTAGTCAGGGCACTGTTCTAGTGGACTGGTTCAAGATCGATGTCAACCCTGAGCCGTGGGCAATCGGTCCAGTCGGTACCGGCCGACGAGGCGGTAAGATCTGGGCTTACGTCGGCCAGAACCAGCAGCTCAAAGCCTACCAGGAGGCGGTGCGTGAGGAGGTAGGAGAGCAGACACTATTAGAAGGTGACATATACCTGCTGTTCCTCTTCTGGAGGCAGGTGCGTAGCGAAGATAACAAGAACTACGCCGATGTCACCAATCTTCAGAAGTCTACCGAGGACGGCCTCCAGGGTGTCCTGTATAAGAATGACCGGGCTAGCCGTAGGGTGACCTCTATCCTGATGGCTCAAGGTCCAGACGTAGAAGGCAGGATCATTGTCGGCATCGAACCGTACTCAGAACCAGTACTGCCGATAGGTGCCCGCGAAATTGTTGAGCGTTCAAGGACCAGCTCGCTCGAGCAGGAGCCGCAAAAAGCTTATGACGAGAACCCGGAGGAGATCTTCTAATGGCCGAGGTTGACCACCCTGAACACTACAACAAGAACCCTTCAGGGGTCGAGTGTATCGACGTAGTTGAGCACATGACTTTTAACGCCGGTAACGCCGTCAAGTACATTTGGCGAGCCGGCGAGAAGGATGACGAGATCGTAGACCTGCGAAAGGCCCGCTGGTATATCAACCGTGAAATCGGACGCCTGATTGCAGAGCGTCAGCAGGCTGCAGTAGATCGGCTTGACTCACTTGAAGGTCTGGAGGATGCTGTCGATGATCAGAGTCATAGCGACTCATGACGGCACAGGACAAGTCCTGGCTGAAATGAGGATCGAATGGCTCTCGCAGGTCGATGAGGACTTGCACCGATATTCTCTGCAGGTTGCGGTAGGTGACCCCGACACGGTACGCTTGCACCAGCGTAACTTTCTCTTTAACCGTACCCAAGGCAACACACTCGCATTGATACAGACAGCCATATCCACCCTAGACGAGAGTAGCTTGAGGTTACCAGATGGCACTAGTTCATCAGATCTGGCACGGAGATTCCGCAGAGCTGGGACTGAGATTCCAGCCAAAGAGGATGATCCAGAGCGTCATCACCGACCCCCCTTTTGGAGTCGATAACCAGTCGAATATGGCCGTCACCGCAGAGGGTAAGAACTACGCCCGAAAGATCGCCAACGATGAGTCGCCTGAAATTGCGATGGCAACCTTCACAAAGGTCATGGGCGCTATCATCCCTGGAATGAAAGACGAGAGTGATATCTATGTCTTTACCGCCCATCAGGTACTCGAAGAGTGGCTCACTTTCACACGTAATCTATTCTCCCCTCACGGATTTACAAGGAAAGCCGTTCTGGTCTGGCAGAAAGACGGACCTGGGATGGGAGATCTTAACTCATGGGGAATGGGTTGCGAGTTTATCCTCTATTATAAGAGAGGCTCCAGGGGAATCACTCCTGGCACTGCACGTCGCAACAACGTTCTCCATGTGCCTCAACTGCGACCAAGCGATCTTGTCCATCCACATGAGAAGCCAACCGCCCTCCTGCAACTGCTCATCCAACATTCCACCAGTCCAGGCGACTTCGTGGTTGATCCATTCGGCGGGAGTGGTAGCCTGGTTCGAGCCGCGGAGCAGTGTGGAAGATCTGCAGTTGCGATTGAGTATGACAAAGACAACTATGATCTCGCACTAAAGAAGCTGAACGAGGGCGAAGGCGGGGGTATGCAGTTCTAAGTAACTGTTAACGTTCCGGCCTTCTCGACTACCAGCTCGACTCCAGTGGCAATCCTTACATGAGCATCGTAACGACCTTCAGCGAGTGTGATAACTCCACCATTGGGTCCAACAAGTGCTCTCATGAAGTACCTGGGTCCACCAATCTCCCATGATGCTGGCTTCCAGTCGAGAGACACAGGGTCTACGTCGATATCAGTAAAAGCTGCTTCGACTATAAATCCCGTGGGATCAATCTCTCCAGTACCGTTCTCAAGTGCTCGCACGCCGAAGCGAACAAACTCTGTAGATAGATGTGAGATCTTAACTGCAGGACTACTAGACATCTATCTCTACCTTCCACTTTTTGGAGAACTCGTCTATCTCGATGGGTCTGCTATCAAGATCAGTGACACTCCACTTATTCGAGATAGACTCTACTGTAATCAATCTCTCGGCTAGGCTAACTTCCCACCTAGGCACAATCTGAACTTCAAAGACGTAATGTATACCGCCAGTAGTGGCGACAATTGCATCACTAGAGAGTGTATGCAGTGCTAGCAGCGTAGCAGATGCCTCGCGTCCGATCAACGCTGTAAGCGATAGCGTGTGGAAACTAGACAATGTAGCACTGACTTGAACAGTCGAACTAGTGACAGCACTCAATGTATGAGTAGCCTGAAGGCTAGCTGTACTGAATGTCGTTACAGCCGTTACCCCGGCCAGGGTGTGGCTCGCACTCATCGTCACACTGGTCGGAACAACTCGTACCGCGGCGCTAGTTAGGCTGTGAGTAGCAGATAGTGTAACTGTCGCGGGACGAGTTATCACTGGCGAGACTGTCAGAGTGTGCGTACTAGTCAGACTAGCAGTAGTAACATAGGTCTGTACTGGACTAGCGGCCAGCGTGTGAGTCGCTGTCATAAAGGCAGACAGTGTACTCGACACGTCACCCGTAGCAATCAGCGTATGAGTAGCGGTCAGGCTGACCGTTGCAATCTTAGATACGACCGCTGCACTGGTTAGCGTGTGAGTCGCGGTCAGCGCTGCGGTACCGATCTTAGAAACAATCGGCGTAAGAGTCAGCGTATGCGTAGCAGTCAGCGCAGCCGTCGTGACAGCAGTACGGACAGCAGTTGCTGTCAACGTGTGAACCGAAGTCATTGAGGTAGCAACGTCACCACTGATCGTAGCAGTTGCAGCCAGTGTGTGGGTCGCAGTTAGACTAGCTGTACTGAACGTCGTGACTACCGGGACACCAGCAAGAGTATGCGTAGCAGTTAGCGCTGCCGTAGTCACCGCATCCCGAACAGGCGCTGCTGCTAGGGTATGAGTCGCCGCTAGGGCTACCGTGGTAACGACATCACGCAGCGCTGTAGCAGCGAGTGTATGGGTAGCCGACAACGTTACAGAGGCAACCCGCGTGACAATGCCAGTAGCAGAAAGTGTGTGAGCTGCGCTCAGTGTAGCCGAAGTTACAGCATCTCTGATCGGCGTTGCGCCTAGAGTATGCGTGGCAGACAGTGCGGCTGTGATGTTATAAGTCGCAATAGGCGCAGCACTAAGCGTATGCGTAGCAGATAGAGTAACAGTAGTAACCCTAGTAACCAGTGCGGTTACTGTTAGACTATGAGTACTAGTCAGTGTCGCTGTAGTTGGTATATCTCGTACCGCAGTAGCAGACAGAGTATGCGTAGCAGACAGTGTAGCAGTAGCGACCCTGGATACAACTGGAGTCGCTGTAAGTGTATGAGTCGCAAATAGAGTAGCAGTAACCAGTGACGTTAGTACTGGCGTACTAGTCAGTGTATGAGTCGCAGACAGGGTAGCAGTCGCAACACGTTCGGCTACGGGAGTAGCAGACAGTGTATGAGTAGCAGACAGTGTAGCAGTGGCTACGCGGCTAACTACTGGAGTCGCTGCAAGTGTATGAGTCGCAGATAGTGTAGCGGTCTGCAATTCAGTAACAACAGGAGTTGCAGACAGCGTGTGAGTTGCAGACAGTGTAGCGGTTGCTACACGCTCTGCCACAGGAGTTGCAGCCAGGGTGTGCGTGGCTGACATCGTAGCAGTTGCGACACGTTCTGCTACCGGAGTTGCAGCAAGGGTATGCGTAGCTGATAGGGTAGCAGTTGCATCAACCTGAGTTGGACCAGCCGCAGCTTTAAAGACTCTAGGCTGATGTACCTGACCTCTACCTAGCCGCGCCACTAGATCACCGCAGCCCTATTTACAGACTGATTAACAGACACCTGACGCTTTCTGAAAACCAGATCCGCCGACAATTCCACCCAGGGATTGAGGTCGGTAGTCAAACCAGAAGTAAGTGCAAAGTCGGAAGCGGCGTTGTCACCTAGCCGGATCACAGCATTTACAGAAGTAGATGAGGTGTTGTATGTACGGTAGCCTAGACACACGAGAAGCCTATCACCGGCTGCACAGGTATAAGAACTGATAGCAGTGGACGGCATGATACGAGTCTGTGATGTAGTAGCAAGTTCCTGACCAAGCGCACCGACCGTGGCATTCAGTGCAGCAGCCTGTCCAGCATACAATGTACCTGAAACAGAACTGCCGTCGCTAGGAACAATATAAAGGCCAACCTGCATAGCAAGGTCAGCCGTGGTAACAGACTCCAGTGCGCGATACACAGCACTAAAGGTACCAGATATCGTCTGTGCTTCTAGTATTGATGAGATATACTTGAAACCAAGAATATTGGTAACAGAAGCAGTAGCCTCTGAAACAGTAAGACCGTTAATGGTCGTGCCGCCGGGAACTCTGTTTAACTGGCGGGTCAGTGACCCTTCAGTTGGTGCAGTCCAGCCTGATGGAACTACACCTACAGTAGTCTCGCCAGCAGTACCCGTTGGCAAATAGAAGCGGGACGCCACAGGCTATCCCGTCCATGCGTTCCAGGCAGCAAGCGCCTGAGGCCTGCCGGTTGGCTTAGATGCCGTAGGAGTCAACTGGAAGTCACCATCTGGCATGGCAACACCGTTCCAGTACAGAACCATCTGCACCTGCGGGTGGGCAGCTACCCAGGCCTTCGAGGCGTTAATGACCCCTGCAGTCTCGGCGTCAGTATGGGTTGCCTCGATCCCGAACTCGGACAGGTAAAGTGGCTTGCCCAGCGGAGCAAATGTCGAGTACCACTGCTGGAAGTCGGTGGCGGTGCCCAGATTCCAGGTCGCCGGGTTCCAATCCATCGAGTACCAGTCAACGCCGTAGAAGTCCGCGTAGGACGGGTTGACCTTCCAGAGGCTAGCCTTAGCAAACGCTTGCCCCGAGGTACCCCACTGGTAGGCCAGATGTACCGGCCCAAACTTTACGTCAGGACGAACTGCCTTGACCCACTGATAGATCGTCTCGATGGGAGTTACAAACCTGCCCTTGGGGTCAGCAACAAACTCCTTCTGCACGTTCTCCGGCTCATGCTGCCAGGTCGCATAACAGTTAGTCGGCCACGTCTTAGCAAAGTTCTGGATAGCCGTCTTGGAGGTCCCTGCAATGACCGCGTTGTAGTCAGACTTAAAAGACAGGAAGGGGATGATCCCCTGGGCCACATCTCCACCGTTATACGAGGCGGGCAGGCCAGTGTTAAACTCTCTGCGGATCGCGGTCTTGGGCGTCATGCTGCGATCTCTGATGGCCTTCCAGTTCGCAGCGGTGTCGCCACCGGACATTCCATCTGCTCCACTGACGGCGCAGTTGTTATACATGCCGAACAGATTACCTGAAGCTGGGGCAGCAACAGGCACGTCAACTACACCAGTAACTGTATTACCCTCGCGGTCATGGCCGGACCATGAGATCTTTCGCGTTGGCATCAGGCTACACCAGTGGCTTTGAGGCCTGCGATAGTCAGCGGAGTATTTGTGTCACTCCACTTCACCGAGTCCAAGGTGAAGGTGTCCGGCTCAGGGACCATTACAGTCGTGGTCAACGAGCCTGAGACTGCATTGCCCTCGCCATCCTTGCCAGTCCAAGTAATAGTCCTGTCGTGGGGAACCTGGACCGGAGCATCCTGTACCGTGAAGGTCACCTCAACAGCGTCCCCCGAGTTGTACGATGTCTTGTTGAGTGTAGCTGTCACGGTGGGGGCAGGCATTATTACTCCTCAATAGTCAGGGAAGCGCCGCAAGGATGAGTAGCATCAGGCACAACAGATGGCGTGACACGAAGTCCCTGGACAGTCGAGACAGCATGGAACAGTTCACGGCCCAATGGGTACTGAATACGCAACGAGAAGGGATTTAGATACGTCTCATGCCACAGAACAACTGGAGTAGAGCCCTCAACTGTCATAGCAGTTTTCCAGGTGGACCGAGCCACACCAACGGACTGGCCGTGTCTCTTTGGAGTATAAGCCGAGCCCGTTCCAGTAGCTGCATATGTCACAAACTCAACTACTGTAAAACCAGATGCGGCTATATTGTAGACATGGTAGTCAATCCACTCAGGCGGCGGACCATTGGCATCAGTGACACCCTCGATCAGGGTACGCGCAGTAGCTGCTGTAAATCCAGAAGTAAGAGCACCGGAGGTGATATCAAACTGCGCTGCCATGCGTTACGCCAGGGCCGAGGTAACAGCACCGATCGCATACGAGAGGGTGTCACCCGCAACAGTAGTCTTGGAAGTGTGCGAACCGAGTTCCTGGCGAACTGGCGTACCAGTCGAGTCCCACTCCTCGATGCCGACGATGGTAGCCGCAGGCATGTTCGTGTAAGTGACGGCGGCAGTGTTCGCAGACGTACCCGGCGAAGTGGCAGAACCCCAGGTGCAGGTCTGACCGACTGCAGCAGTGTAGCCGCCACCTGTGGTAAGCTCTGTACCGTTCGCAGTAGCCGAACCGTTGGCAGTCATCAGGCGCTGCTTGATCGGAGTTGCGGCGTTCGCCATCGCTCCGAGAGCGTGCAGCGCATCCAGGGCAGCCTGTGCTCTGGCAGCAGAAATCGTCATGCCTGACCCTCCTGGGCAGCTTCGGCCTCGGCGGCGCGCTTGTCGTTGAGATCGGTACCCACGTTGTCCACGGCACCGCTGGTCAGGTGCTTGAGAAGATCCTTGCCGGTGAGTGTCTTGTCTCCAGGGGTCATCGCATGAATGACGTTACAAGAACCATCTGGACAGCCGACACCAGCGCAGCAGTCCATGTGACGAAGCTGGATAGAAGTGTCGAGCAGATCAGCGATCACACTGTCTCGAACTTCCTGTGTCAGCTCAGTGTTACTAGCGACCTGACTGATGAGCTTGCTGTCAGGAGCAGGGGCGGTTCCAGGTGCGTAAGCGATCTGGTGACGCGGGTGGTCATCGACCTGACCACAGACATCACAGACCCTTTGTGGACGAGTCTCAGTTGGCATCTTGTACCGTTTCCTCGCTATCGGAGTTGACCCCTACCACCCTAGCGGGTTTGTGGTCTACCATGCCAGCAAGCGACCACCCTAGGAGCGGGGAGATAGACCTGATGACAGAATCGATGCCAGGCTCGCACGAATTGGCAGGGGCTTCACAGCCCGCGCCAGTTGCGAAGCCTGACGAGGCCCGAGAGATTAGAGTTCTCTCTTGGGACACCGACGTAAACCGACCCGAGAAAGACTTCAGGCCTCTGCCGACGCCTGCTGCCGAGCCTTTTAAGACTCCGGAGCAGTTGGTAGAGGAAGAACTGACGGACCCAAAAGACTCATCTGCAGCGGAGCCTGTAGACTCCTCCGACGCCGCGGGGCAGATGGAAAAGCTATCATTGGAAACGTCGGAGGAGACTGCCTCAAAGCCTGCGGAGAAGGTCAGTACCAAGGTCAAGGCACCCGTAGTTGGCTCGCCGATTTCTTAGCAGAGCCTGAGGAGTGGCAACTCTCTGCCAACTGCCTTACCAAGGACCCGGAGATCTTCTTTCCCAAAAAGGGTCAGTCCACTAACGAAGCAGTGCTGACTTGTTTTGCCTGTACTGTGCGCGCCGAGTGTGAGGACTTCCGTGCTCGCACTGGAAGCGAGTATGGTGTGTGGGGTGGACAGTTGCGTAAGCGGAACGCAAAGGACGGCGAACCCGAGGATGACGACTGAACTAGAGTGGTGGTTTGACGACTCGATCTGGCCGGGGCCGGATAGGTTTGAGGGCTTCCCTGTCGGGACAGTCGTGTGCTATCGTTTGCATGGCATGGCTAACGTTGTAGGAGTCGTAACAAGTTCTTCCCATGAGATTACAGCAGTTTTAGAGGACTCAAGACACCGCGTTGTTTCCACGAGTTATCGCACTGAAGATCTAATCGCCTTCATACCCGAACCTGGAGAACCCCTTGCTACCTAAGAGTCTATCGGCTACGGCACTTCATGTTGCCGAACTCTGTCTCTCGAGGTATGCCGCTGAGCAGTTCTACAGAGCGCGAGGCATGGGTAGCAACTTCGCTGCTGACGTTGGTACTGCTTGCCACGGTGGACTAGAAGGCTACGTCAAGATTACTCAGATCGAGAAGTCTCAACCTGAGAGCCTTGACCTGCTCAATATGTTCTACCGTAAGTCCTTCATGGATACGTTCGATACCCTCGAGCCAGACGGCATGGACGGATACGACACCGGCCTAGAGCTTATGGAGAAGTGGTACAAGCGAACTTCGTTCGAAGGTGTCGAAGTCATCTCCTGCGAGGTCAAGTCCAACTTCCCTGTGAGTACCAGCCAGGGTGTGATCCCCTTCAATTACATCTGGGATAGGTTCGACAAGATCGGTCCTAAGGTCTTCAAGGTCGAGGACTACAAGTCATCTGCCTGGAACATTCGTCCAGAAGATTTGCGTAAGAAGATTCAGGCCAGAGCCTACGCGCTCGCCGCCGCTATCCAGCTCAAGAGGGATGGCATCGACTACGATAAGATCTGGGTCGAGTTCGACATGCTCAAGTTCGATCCAGTCGGCGTTGTGTTCACTCGTGACGAGATCACTGAGACGTGGCACTTCATCAAGAACCTTGTCGAGGAAAAGATCCTCGCTACGCCGGTAGACAAGGCACCCGAGAAGCTCAACAGCGAGTGTCGCTTCTGTGTCAAGAAGAATACCTGCAAGGCACTCTCTCGCAACATCGCCGGTGGCGGTGTGATGGGTCTGGATATTCCACAGATCATCGACCGTAGATATGCTCTTCAGAACCAGCTCGCCGGTATCAATGCTGCACTCAACGAGCTTGATGAGGTTATCCTGACCACGGCCAAGGGGCAAGAGGTCTTCGAACTTGAGTCTGATATGAACAAGGCTCGTATTGGTCTGACCAATACTCAGCGCAAGGTCAACGCCGATCAGGTCGAGATGATCGTCGGCAATGATATCTTCGAAGAGTATGGCGCCAAGAGCATGGCAGTAGGCCAGTGGGAGAAGCTGTGCAAAGATAAGCGCCTCACTGACGAGCAGAAGAAACTACTCAAGCCAACGGTCTATAAGCCGCCCGGTTCCGAAAAGATCTACGTTGAGTCCAAGTCCCCGTTCGATATGGACTAGCGCTTTATCCCGACGTAGGCACGTCTACCCAACGCCCTAAAGAGGCTGTCCTAGGTAGGCTACTTCACGCCTAGTGGTGGATACTCCTACCCCGTAGGGTTGCAGCGGCACGACGCCTACGGGGTAGGAGAGTTAAGTTGGGCTTCCAGTTGCTTGATCCGTAGATCAAGAACCTGGTCTTGCTTCTTAAGGTTCTCAATCTCTTTACGATTCTTCTCGATCTGTGAGATTAGAAGCTGGAACCTGGCTAGCCGGCGATCTCCCTCGGCAAGTGCGTTATCATAGCCAGGGATATACGAACAGATCTTATGACGCTGAACCGTCGTGTTCAGGAAGCAGTAGCTGATCGTCTGGATCGTGATAAGATTAGCAACGATAACGAGAACCAGGCCGAAGCCAAGAACTTTCCCAGCACGCTTGCGACCATCCTGGCGTACCTCGCTACGCTTAGGATAGTTCTCATGCAAGTTGCCGGAAAGTTGCTTCACCTCATTGGACAATTCCTGGACGGCTGCGAGAAGTTCATTGCCAGGACTATCGCCAGGTAGACCCCGCTCCCCCTGGGCTCCTCTCCCTCCTCTGACGGTCACGTCAAGGCCATCGTTCTGATCAATAATGGCGTCATCCTCGCTGGTTGTCATCTTTATCCCTGTCTGTTGCTCTACGTCGAGCCCCCGTATCGGCAGGAACAGTGGCAAAGGCTTCGAGCTTGGTGATCAGTAATTTTAGCCTGTCCGTAGTATCACGGGCGAGTTCTAGTAGCTCTTCCTCTTCCAGCCTTTCGTCTTCGGCTGTCATCACTTCGCACCGGCTTGATTAGATACTAGGATCACTCCGAGTAGAGCAACTACGACTACACCTCCGACGAGTCTCACTAGCCACTTCTTGTCGTCCTTGAGATCTTCAACATCTTCTCTTAGACCCCGGTGAATCTCGTCTTGAAGCTTCTTGTACTCGTTAAATACCGAGATACTTATAAACTCAGTATTGAGTCTGGTGGTGATAGACTCGAGCCGAGTTACAACTTCATTCAGGTGCCTCCGTAGTTCTTGCACTCCCCCACCGCTAGTCCCGTTGGTATCCTGTTGCGACATTGCTTACGCAATAGCCTTCATGCCATGCTTATCACACAGCTTGACAATCAGCTTCGGACCTGGAATCCCCGTGTGGAAGCCGTACCACTTCTCCTGCAACTTGCCGATCTGAGTCTTGACGCCCCCGCCCATGACATGAGAGTCAAGATTCATCTGGCCCTTGCCAACCTCGGCAGCAACAGCCTTCTTGAACTCAGGGCCATTGTGAAGATGAGTGCCGTTCCTGACGGCATAAATGACATTCGAGATGTCAATGACAGTACGACCGTCATAGACCTGAACGCCATTGATCTCTTCAGTCCAGCCGAGATAACGAGCACCCCACCGAGACTCGATGAAGCCAATGCCCACCTTGTCGATCTTACCACGTCGGAGAATGTCGTTACTCCAGACATTCGCAGAATGATCTGCCGTGATGGTAGCGTGCCAGAAGATATTGTTCATCCAGAAGTACACCGGCACAGCAGCAGGCGGTGGATATGAGGTATGCTTGTTCTCAGCACTTAGCCAGCCTAGACGAGCAGTTGCAGAACCCGGCCCAACCCCGTAGCGTGTCCTAACGAACATCTGACAGTCGCGGGTCCAGTCACGAGTCGGGTGGACATGCTCGGCTGCCGCACGAGCGACTGCCTCGCCACCGTAGAACTCTGACTCAGGGACTCTCACTTCTCGTCCTCGACCTCGTGAAGCTGAGCCGGGTCGGTGACCTCGGGATCAGCCTGTCCACCAGGGTAGTCTGCGCCAGGAACAACAGCAGGTGCAGGCTCAAGTTCATCCTCAGCACCGGCGTCCTCAGTCTGGACGCTAGGCGGCGAATCAAACCCGATACCCTTGGTCTTTTCAGCGATGGTACCCGAGATACCGAACGCCTTGAGAACGTTGTAGGACGTAACACTGGTAACCAGTGCTGTCAGGAACACGTTGACAACAGTTTGCCAAGTAATGACAGTGTTACCAGGGTCAGTGATGAATGCAAGCGCCGTCACGAGCGAGACGCCGACCACGTTGAGCAGAGCCTTCAGACCAGCACTAGCAGTCTTCTTGCTCAGAACCTGAACGACAACCGGCACAGCCGTAGCTGCAAGGCCGGCGATGGTTCTGACATCAAAAGCTGTCTTGACTTCCGCAACGTCCCCGTTGGCGGCAAGGATGACGAGGGTATGCATTCTTTGGACCTCCTGTGTCCTGTGTGCGTTCTGGCCCATGATAGGGCTGGGTACCCGATTTGTCGAGCATGGCAGGATGCGATGTAACGTCAGTAATCTTTATTAGACCTTAATTTTCTATGGAGTTCCAAGTCCTGCATTGTAGTGTGCCAGAATTCGAGCAGCAGAAAGTGCAGTACCATAATAGGAAACGTGCCCAATAGTGGCGGCAGTCAGCGAAGCGGCTGTGGCACTTGAAGTCCAACGACAGCCTATGGAGAGCTGCCATGACAGCGCCAAGAACCCTGCTGAAGTAGTCGATGCTACTGCTGTTCCATCGACATAAAGAATCAGAGTCGTTCCATCATAGGTGAATGCAACCTGATGTCGGTTTCCATCAGCGATACTTGTTGGTCCAGTAATCGTGACTACTGTTCCAGTGAACGCAGGCAGTGACGCAGCGATGAAGGCAGTTACATAAGGTTTACCAAGGTTCAGACCTAACTGAAAAGATCGACCTGAAGCAGACGAGTTCACACCTGAGTCACGAGCAACGAAGATCGGCGCGCCTGTTGTGGCTGTAGTCTTAATCCAAGACTCAACTGTGTTAAATCCACCTGAGTCAAATTCAGGTTGATCGTCTGTTAGTGCGTACTGTGACGTTCCATTGTAAGTAACCGCAGTCGACGTATCGCCACTTATTAGAGCCGTTGCACCCAGAGTCGGAGAACCGGCATACAGTCCACCGAATCCGTGAATACCAGATCTGTCACCGAAGCCAACTCCAGATGCTTCGCCGCCCTTCCAGTAGGCAATTGGACTGTCTGCCAGGACTTCCAATTCATAATTCTGAGTCGCAGTAGTATCTCCATCAATAGCGATAATAAGACCGATCTCACCTGGCGATGTACCTGCAGTAACAGTAGAGGTCCAGGTCTGGTTAGAGTCTACACCAGATGCGGTTGCGTGTCCTGCGATAGCTCGAACCTGAGATACAGTATCGGTGGCGTCAGTAGTACCAGTAGACTGTCCAATAGTGGTAGCAGCCGTGGTACGAATGCCGCCCAGATAGAGCAAGAGATCAGAAGCAAGTGACGTTACAGCCGTTGCCAAAGTAAACGTCGAGGTGTTAGCATTAGCGTTAAAGAATCGTACATTGCGAATTACACCTCGACCATTACGAACTACGACGCAAGCAATCTCACCAGGGCCAGTGCCACTGAAAGTAAAGGTAGCAGTAGCTCCAGCGTCTCCGCTTACAGCCTTCTTCACATAGACGCTTGCTAGCAGGTTGCTTCCCCACTGTCCACGCAAGGTAGAGAATCCTGATGGTATCCCACTGACAGAGAACTGATCCATCGGAATAAGGAAGATCCAGTCATCAGCAAGAATCGTCGCAGGAAGTGTTACAGCCGTGGTAGTGCCGGTATTTGACTGTGTAAACGTAGCAGTGTGAACCGTTGGAGCGGTAAAGGTAAGTCCACTACCCGCGCCAGTAACGACGAAGTGAGCAGCAATGATCGCAGCTACACTCACGGCGCAAGCCTTCCAAAAGCAATCCAAGTATCTGTGGCTATCTTCATAACTGCGAATGTCCCATACTGTGATGCAATCTTTAAACCAGGAGTACCATTTACAGTTACGCCAGAACCAGGTGTCAACGTCACTTGACCAGAACCCAATTGAGCACCTTCGAGAACAGTTCCAATGGGGAAAGCGACACTACTGTTCGGAGGAATAGTAAAGGTCGAAGCGCTGCCGTTGCTCATAGTGATGAACTTTGGAGCGTCAGTCAGAACAGCCGTGTAGGACGTACCAGTCTGTGTATTGATAACGAGAGGTCCACGCTCAAGTGTGATCGTGTTTCCAGCATCGTCAACAACCTTGTGTACTCCAGAACCATCAGTTAACGCTGTACCGATAGCATCTCTGGCGTTTTCATCAGTATAGCCACTAACTGCAATTGGAGTAGTCGGCCATGAGCCTGAAGCCTTTGGACCATAAAGATTACCTGTAGCCAGATCAATATAGAAGTCGCCGTCGCTACCAGTGCTCGTACTGATGAGCGGATCAAGAACAACGTTAAAGACAACAACCAGTGGCTGACCACCAAGGGTCCATGTTGCTGTTCGTACTGCACCAGCAGTTGATTGTGTCTCGTCTTTAAGCTCAAGTGACGTGTGCGTGTCGGCATATGTCTGACGAGGTGTTGTCGTACCGTCAATCGTGGCCGACAGAGTGCCACCGCCGCCGCCTCGGGCACCATACTGAGCCTGAACAATCCGCGAGTTGTTGTACGTTGCCGAGATAGCACCAGTCGCAAGAGTTGCATACACCGTACTCGCGGAGTCGATGTTGTGGTTCCTGCCAGCGTGGACGCCACTGGACGGCGAGTACGCCATACACCAAGCACCAGCATACGAGGTACCACTCGGAGTGAATGCGTTACCAGCCTCGGATGAAGTAGAGCCCGTGGCTCCGGCTGCAGTTTTAGTCAGAAGTGTAAGCCTAATCCCGCCACCGTTCCATGAGTCAAGTCCAGCGTCAGTCTGAACCAGCGTCCATCCGGTAATGGTAGCAGCAGACGCATCCGACGGAAGGTAGGAGTTCTGGAACACGAATGCTAGTAGAGTATCCCCACCCTGAGCCGTGGCCGGAATATTGGCTGTCTGTACACTTGCTCGATGCGCTGGAGCAGAACCTGAGATACTGAACGGAGGGCCAGAACCACTAAGAAGCGCACCTCCACTACCTCCACCGCCTCCAGCTATGGTGACAGTAACTGCGTGACCAGAATTGGTAGCCACTACTCCAGAGCCTACGAAGTCAAGAGAAGTAACAGCCGTGTCGAGGTTAGAGCCTTCGTCCTTAACGGTTAACGCAGAGCCACCGCCAGATGATACAAGCGTAATCGTATCCCCTGCGTCATTAACTGTGATTGTCATTCCAGTGCCAGCAACTAGGACAGTAGCCAACATATCTCGGATGGCTTCCATACCCGCAGCCCCAATGGTGGGGTTGGGGTAAGTACCTCCGAGATCACCACCCGCCGAGCCGGTAGGGGGTCCACCAGCCGTACCGGGTTCCCATTGGCCTGTTGTGTTATTCCATTTAATAACCTGACCAGAGGTGGCACCATCCTGCTGGATTTGCGAAGGGCGAATCAGAGTCATCTGCGATCACCCTTGGTAAGAAGTTGGAGGAGGAGAACCTGCGTCACCATCATAGAAGATGGTTGCAGGGCTGTTGTCTGCTGCAATATAAAGACTTGAATACCATTCACCAACAAAGACATGAATCTTTGTAAAGGGCGCTTCACCTGGCTCGGTGTATGGTCTTGTGATTCCCATACGGTAGATGTTATCTGCATATCCTTGATCTGTACAGACAACTGCATATCCACCTGGGACAACATCTGTAGACCCTGGACCGGAGAAACTTTCTTCAAATCCAACAATGATATTCGTGTCATATCCTACTGGTACACGATCTCTACCTTCTAAACGGAAGTATACGACTCGTGTTCCTGAGAAGCTTTCTAAGTATCCCCAAGGTGTACCGATGACAATAGGCCGATCATAAGTCAAAACTGTGCCACGATGAGCATAGCGACACTCTAACTTATCGTCACTTCTTTCATCCATCGGAGTGAGAGTAATCACTCTATTACCTGGCTCGTCATACTCCCAATCTGTGCCTATCTGCATCTCTATACCGTTGAGGTAAACGTGCATTGACTCAATAATGGGGATATAAGTCAGAAGAAGAGAAGTCATGTCCCCGCCAGAATCACGATTGTCCAGGAGTCCGTATCTGAGAACTCACGCTGCGCTGTTCCTCCACCAGCAACTTCGACTACACCAAAGTGTCTTCGAGGGTTGCCAGAATTCTCTAGCACTGTCCAGGGCGATGGCGTCTCAGTTACCAGAGTAGCAGTTGCTCCAATAGCAACGTAATAACAGAATGCAATACCACCTTGCGGTGGCGCAATAAGTGGCCCCGCCATCGGCGTACCGGCGAGGTCAACATCTGTAACTGCCCCCGCTGCAGTTACATTCTTAACCTCAACTGCAGTAGCGTGTGCAACCGCACTGCCTCCGTGAATTGTTACTCCATTTGTTCCATCACAGTCCTCGCCAAACCAGACTTCACGACCAGTTCCTCCTGCAACTAGAGTCCAGGTCGCACCCATACCTACTGGAGCGAGAGTAACACCGAATGGTGCTCCACCTCCAAGAATAACTCCAGATCCAGCAGCCGGTGCTGTCGGAAGATAGAGTGTCCAGGTGCCTGTAGCAAAGTCACCATGCTGGTTGGCAATAACCTCGGGGTTAGAGATTCTCGGCTCACGATAAGCATATCGACACTCTAGTAAATCATCTGACCTAGCGTCCATCGGTGTCTCAACGTCGATACGATTAGACACAGAATTATATGTCCAATCGTCAGGCTGATACTGCTCTACGCCATTGAGATAGACATGGATCGACTCAAGGATTGGTACATAAGTAAGAGTAAGCGCGGTCATGGCACGATCATGTAATCGTAGGCAAAGAGAACTGTAGCAGTAGAGCCACCTGTGGTTACGTCTGCGATATAACGATCTCCTCTAAGACCTTCTACCCTAACCGTCTGACCTGCTGACAGAGGTACAACCGAGGTACAGTTAACAGTGACAGTAGAACTCTCTCCGGGAAACTGTACCTCACACTTATCAGCCGAAGGAATACTTACAACAGTCGCATAGCGATAACGAGGACGATCACGCTCGATCTGTGCAGAGATAAACTTCCGCATAATGTCACGGAACTTCGTACTAGTTCCAAACTTCTCAAACTCGTTCATAGTACGACAGTCACCCGCTTTGCAGTACCAGACATAGGACCAACAGAAAGTGAAATCTCAAGCTGTGTCAGGAGAAAAGTAGTGGGATCACCTGATGCCGGCCGCGGGTCGGTGAACTGAACAACCTCACCAACCTCAAGATATGCCAGTGCAATATTGCTGAAGCTCAGGTTATACTCTTCAAGCGCAGAAACGCGCAGCAAACTATCAGCAAGTTCCTGTGCCTGAGTTACCGTCTCAATTAGTGGACTAGAGTAAGTATAAACTCTGTCACCAATCTCAGCAATAGAAGTAGGCGAACCACTTACAGTATTCTTGGCTTCTCCGAAGACCGGCACAATATCTGCAGCTTCACCAGTCACAGCGACATGATTAGCCAGACGACTATCGTTGGTTGACTTTTCGTAAGTAACAAGACCAGCATCACTAACAGCAGTCTTAAGAGTATAGATCGGCGTAGCGGTATTTGGATCAATGAACTTACGAAGCACGAGGTAGCCCTGAACGTTAAAGAAGATCTCGTAGTTGTAAGCGTTGGCAATCTCCTTCATTGCCGCCCACCGCTCAGTTCCTCTTTCGTACATAAAGTCTTTGCCGGTTTCAGTTCCCGAGTAGTCAAACAAGAACTTCGTAATGCCAGCATTTGCTGCGATGTTGCCGATAACTTCTTCAGGTGAAATACCGACAAGGATATTCTCGCTCTGAGTAAACTTACTCAGCAAACAACGCTTTGTATAGTCTCTTCCCTTGATCTTAATGACATAAGGAAAATGAGCTTCTGAAATCTCATCGACATCGAACTCGCCGATCTGTCCAGTGTACTGTTCAGTCTGAATCACAAGCGGCTGCAGAAAGTTCATAGCAACTCCAACAAAGTTCTGAGCCTGTGTTGGAGTCAAGTAAAAGTCCTGCATGTGAATCCAGAAGCCTCCGCGGGCGCTGGCTGTACCTACAATATTGTAGACAGTCTTGCTGCCGTCAGCGGTGGTCTGTGTAGTCTTTGAGATCGGAATAGCATTAACTGGAATAGCAGTAATGTAGTAACCGTCTACATCAGTTGCAAATCCAGTATACGCACTCCAGCCTGCAACAAGAGGATTTCCAGCAAGTGCTGAATTGGGAGCCATCGTCCAGGCGTTAGTCGGACTACCTGGACTGGCTACATGAGATACTGACTTAATTAGCTGAGGAAAGTTCTCGCCAGAAGTATCGTTACCAGTGGTAAATACTGAATAACCAGCCTCGTATGCTGCAGCAAGAAGTGGCTCCTTAGCTGACTCATACTGGTTACACAGTGAGACAATGATGTCATATCCGGCCAGTGAGCCGAGCGTACTAGCACTCAGATTAACAGTCTGATCAGTGTAGCCGTGAGCAGTAAGGATAGACTGAAACGTACTGAGCTGGTTAGCGCCCGAGACACCACCGTAGTTATTCTCAATAATGAGAACCTTTGGTACATACTCAGTGATCGAGACGGGAACATCTGAAATCTGTACACCATGAAAGACCTTGATTACTTTATCATACCATATACTGCCCGGCGCATTCGATAGCCCAAAGTCAGAATTGTCGAGTGTAAGCTCAACAGTACGCCTTTCATCCCGGTCATAGTCCACACTAACTGTTCCATCTATGAGACGCCAATCGTGAGCACCCCCTGCAAAGCGAGTTACTCCATCGTGCTCAAAGATTTCGATACGACGAATAAGCTCCGTAGCAGGTGCTAGGAGCTTATCGATCGCCCCTTGGGGCGGGAGGATCGTACCACTCACAAGTCAGCATCCAGTTGCTCGTAGGTGAACGAGAGGTCGACAGCTTCGCTGTCTCCAGTACCAGCAATACGAGTAATATTCAGTGGGCCGATGTCCACCAGCCAGGCATCTCCCCAAGGGCTGTTCAGTACTAGGTTCGGATGAGCAAGAAGGAATGCCTCAATCGCATCTCGCTGGCTGCTGGCTGAAGAACCTGCAAGCTCACGAATCTTAACAGTCAGTGTTCCAGTCATACCGAGTTTGGTTCCGTAGTTAACCTTCTTGCCCCGGCCGATGACGACGAGAACTTCACGCTCGCGGTCATTGACGAACTGGTCGTCAGTAACACCAGGAAGATTGATGAAGGTTCCTGGTGAACCTGGAACAGCAAGTGTATAGAAGGCCATTACCCTGCCAGACTCTCGAGGTTCTGAATAAACGCCTGAGCATCTTCACCGTTGTTGATGTTCGGGAAGGAAAGATCACCGTGGAAGTGAAGGTGAGTCTCGCCGTTGTTCGCTTGAGTAGCACTTTCCGCTGCACGGGCTGCGGCGGCGTCGGCGCGGGCGGTAGCAGCGGTCACGATAGGTGCCACGCTAGCCGCTAGCGCACTCTGAGCCGTGAGCGTTGGCATTCCTAGGGTAGCGTTAGAGAGACCGGGATTTGCGGCGCGGGCGACAGCCTCGGCGGCACTCGTTAGGGTAGGAAGTTGTGCCGTCATGCCGTCAGCAAGCATCTTGACGATCTGCCCACCTGCATATCCGTTGTTCAGAACCTTCAGCGGACCTTCCTTAACAGGTGAACCTGGGAAGTTCACACCGAGCTTTCCGGCGAGAATCTTACCGATCTTGCCTAGCGCAGCAAGCTTATCCGTAACGCCCGAGATAAGACCCTCAACGATCTGCTTACCAGCATTGTAGAGAATCTTCAGCGGGTTAGGCAGGGCATTGACAAAGCGAGTACCAAGACCTGTAATCCAAGTCCTGAATATATCCCAGCGTGCTCGGACGCCCTCGGCAAGTCCGGCGAGAAGATCTCTACCCTTCTGGAGAAGAGTAGACCCAAGGTTGCCTAGTGCGGTACCAATCTTACCAGGAAGTGCAACGAACCAGGTTCTAACACTCTCCCACTTGTTCTTCACACCTTCCCAAAAAGCTGTCATACCTTCAACTGCACGATCCTTAAGCTTCTTTCCTAGATTCTTTAGTGCGGTCCAAATCTTCTCCGGAAGCTTCCTGATGTAGTCAACGATAGCCTTGCACATATCTGGAATGATCGAATGACCGACCAGCTCGTCCGACAGCCAGGTGAAGAAGTCCCATACGCCCTTAACAATACCCCACACTGCACCAAGAATGATCTCACCGGCACCAGTGATGATATGGAACACTAGCTGACCAAGACCACTAAAGATGTTAGCAATACCATCGAGGAACAGTTGCTGGTTACCAGTGAAGATACCGAGGATAATCTGGAAGAATCCTCGAACAACCTGGATGATGTCACCAAAGACGTTAATGAAGGTTTCCAGGATCGGGTCAATGGTGTTAGCAAGAACACTGCTAATAATCTTCAGTGCTCCAAGCAAGACTACACCGATGATGATAGCAACTACCTTAAGGATCGGCTTCAACTCTGCAAACAGTTGCTTCAATGGCTTCCAGAGTTCCTTAAACTTCTCTACCTCAGGACCGATCTCATCAAATGCCTTTTGAGCATTGTTCTTGAACTCTTCCCAAGTATGCTTCAGGTCATCACCAAACAAACGCTTGAGGGCAGAACCCCAACGCTTGAGAGTGTTCCAAAATGCCTGAACCTTACCCATAACAGTATCGATAACAGAAGAGTCACCGATGCCGGTGAACATGCCCTTGATGCTATCCTTGATACTCTGAATCTTCGGCAGCGCAGTGCCGTCAATCCAGTTCATAAACTCGTTCCACTTTTTCTTGATAGGTCCGAACACGTCGAACTTACCAAACATCTCAGAGGTCTGACGAGCAAGGTCCTTCGTGTACTGATCAATCAAACCTGACTGATCCTTGACGTTCGGGAACTCCCGTCCGATCTGTGAACCCTTGCCACCAGGGATAGCAAAGTCTCCACCGGCAGCATCCCTGAATGCTTGAGTACCAGGACCAACGATCTTACCCTTTGCGTTAGCCTTTCGACCGGACTGGACTGCGCGATCTGCTGCACCAGTCATGTCGGACAATGCGCTCTGGATATCCCGAATCGCAGTAGCAACATCTTCAGCCTGCTGACGAATCGGGTCAAACTGAAGCGAGTCTTCGAGGTTGAGAATCTCACCCTGACGCTGCAGTTGAGCAAGCTGATCATTTAGCTTCTGGATCGGAGCGGCCTGATCATTGAGCGCCTTCTGCTGACTCTCTAGTGCAGAGATCTGCTGGTCGTACCAGCCGGTAATATCTCCACCTGCACCGGCTGAACGAAGGCTAGAACGCTGACCGGAAAGCATCTCGATCTGACCCTGTAGATCAGCGTACTTTTGCTTGATCTTATCGATGTCACCAGCATCGCCCATCTTGAGCATTTCGAGACGAAGCTTCTTCTGAGCAATGTCGTTAGCATTGATCTGAGCTTCCATCTTCTTCATAGCTGGGTTGTTGCCCAACTTTGTCTGAAGAGCCTCTAGACGCTGTAGGTCCTTAACTAGAGTCTTGAATTCATCGATAGCACCAGGCGCTACGATACGGAGATTCTTAAGGTCCTTGGCTCGATCAAGGGTATCCATACCCTTTTTAAGATCAGCGGTCGCTGCACCAAACTTCTTGATGTCAGCGTATGCCTGCATGATCGGGTTATGAATCTGCGTAACAGTTGCAAACTGCTTACGAACCTCAGCCATACCATTCGTGACGTTATCAACCAGTGACGGCGAGTGTGATGCAAACGGGTTAAGGTAGCTGAACAGTTCATACACAGCCATAGCTGCCTTGTAGACAATCGTAACGACTGCACTCATGGCCGCAGCGATACCTGCAGGCAAAGCGTTAAATGCATCTGTAGCGGTCTGAACTACCTGATGCCACATGCGAGCCAAGTCATCACGGAAAATATAAGCAAGACCAATAGCGGCTGCCAGAGCCGCACCAATGGCCAGGGCAATGCCAGCGCCTGCAACAGTAACGCCACCAGCGAGTGCTGCAACTCCACCGATCACGAGCCGCGCAAGAGCAATAACACCTGCTCGGGCACCCACGACGATTGCAGTCCAAGCCCTAGACATAAAGACTGTCAAGCCAAGCATAACAGCGCGTAGCGAGACACCCATTACTGCCCACAAGGCTGGGATGCCACGAGTAAAGGCAAGATTGATACCCCACCACAGCATGATCGACGCTCGCCAGATTGCACCCATGACTCGAGCCCAGGCGATCAGTAGAATCTGCATCTCAACTAGGAAGGCCTTCCAGAAGCCTTCGATCGCTGCAAGACCTGCCATGAAGATGTAGCGCCAGCCTAACGTGGCGGCAAACCAGACGACGCCGAGCGAACGCGAAGCAGCAATGAGAATCTCCTGCATTGCAATCCAAAAGACAGCAAAGCCTCGCTGAATTGCAATCCAGGCTGTAGTAGCAGCACCAGCGAGTGCAACCCACACTGCATTCCACACTGTCGCAAGTACTGTAGTAGCCTGTCGCATGACAACTCCCATGCCGACAAAGCCACCGTAGATCGCAGTACGAAGAAGGAAGAAAGTCTTATTAAGACTCCAGACCAGAACAAGCAAGCCGGCTGTCCAGATCTTTCCAATCAGGAGCATACCCTTGCCGAATGGCCCCATGAGCGCACCGAACAGACCACCAATTGTGGCGATCATCAGGTCTAGAGCAATTCTCACAGGCGCCAGGAGAACGCCAGCGAACTTAAACAACATACTCGTTGCAAAGAAGATCGCTCGACCGAGCCCGTGGAAAGCGTTACCAAGAATTCCTACCAGCGCTGTGGTGGCTCCGACGTACCGGATAACAGGACCCAAAAGCGCCAGAAAGAGTAGGCCAACCGTGACAGCCTTCTGGATCGCCGGATCAAGATTAGTAAACCAAGTAAAGGCATCTTTAATCGCAGTCGCCAGCATAAGGATAATCGGAATCATCGGCTGTACCACGTCAGCCATAGCGTTCTGTAGGATAACCCAAATCTGCTTCAAGCGCTGTGGGTTCGAGTTCAGTACAGTGTTAAGCTCCTTCTGAGCCTGCTGCATGTACTTAACACGGTTCGCCGTAGCATCGAGCGCCTTGTGATAGTAGCTCTGACTGTTTGTAACAGCCTCGAGAAGCACGTCGAACTTGTTAAGCTGATATCGACTACCGAGGGTAGCGGAGACTACAGCCTTTTGTGCCTGGGGAAGCTTGTTAAACGCTTCAGCAAGAAGCTGAATGCGGTCTACAGCATTCAGGCTCTTCCATGCAACGTCATCCGTCTTGATACCCATATCTGCAAGCAGACTAGTAGCATCAAGCGTCGGCGCCATGAGTCGAGAGATGATAGTCTTAAGTGCGTTACCTGCGCTAGCCGCACTACCTGCAGCAGGTACCAGTGCAGCCATATAGGCGGCGAGGTGCCTAACATCGATACCTGCGTTTCGAGAAGAACCCGCAGCCTTAGCCAGACCAGTAATCAAGTCAGGAAGGCTAGCGCCGGTTTGGTTCTCAACAATGTTCAGAATACCGATGGTATCGGCAAGTTCCTTGGTGCTCTGACGGTACTGAGCCTGAATGGAAATCAGTGCCTTGGTCGCCTGCTCGGCATCCATCTCACCGAGGACCATCGTAATCAGAGTCTGCTCCACGCCTCTAGCGAGGGCGACACCTGATGCACCGGCAGCAGCCCAATCGGCTGCGATGTTCAGAACTTCCTTCTGCTGAACGCCGTAGTGATTTGACAGCTCAACGAAGGCACCCTGGAGACTGTGAAGTTCGTTCTTCAGAACCTTACTGTCCATCGACAGGTCGCCGTAGACCTTCGAGATACGAGTAAACGCCTTCTCGTTATCAAGAGCAAACTTCGCTGCTGCTCCTCCTGCTAGGAGGATAGGCAACGTGAAGTTGTATTGAAGCTGACGGCCGACCCACTGGATCTGGTTTCCGTACTTCACGAGCGGCGATAGCGCCAGCCCACGATTAAAGGTGCTGGCTCCAGCGGCTCCGCGGGCAAGTGAGGCATTGGTCGCATTGACCTGGCCTTGCACTGCCTTGAGTTGGGCGAGGGCTTTGGCAGATGCCACCCTCACCGTGATGTTCATATAGCTGGTCAACAGCTAATCCCCTTCAGACCTTAGAGTCTGTGATGGGCCTCGCTGTGCCCGACGGGTCAGAACTGTAGCGGGTAGTGGTCACACAATCAAGCATGACCACTACCCACCGTTACCGATGACCTGCAACCCTACTTCTTCCACCTGGGCGCTTGGCTTCTCGCTCGCGTTTCTTTTCCTCTTCCGCCTCATGGACAGAGCGTTCTCTGAAAATGATACGGAACTTCTCCAGCAGCTCAGGGCTCTGATCATAGAGCCCGCCTGCTACTGGAAGGTGCGCCCACTTCATTCCCTCACAGAGACTGAAGAGACGAATCGCAGTATCGGCATTCTCTACGGGGTCACCCCGAACATACTGCCTTACCTGCTGGAGGAAGCGGATTCCCCCAACTGACGCTCCTCGACCTGCTTGCGAAGATCGGTCAGTCGGCTGATCTCTTCATCGATCTGCTCGATGTCCATATCAGCCTGCATCCACGGGTTCGCCTTGCGAATGGTGAACTCGAGATCATCAATGACCTTGGGGTTGGCCTTTGCAAGCCACTGGCTGAATTCGGAACCAGGCGAACCGATGCTGAACTTAACAGGATCGAAGTCAGACTGCTTGCGGGGGTGATCGACACCCGGCTTCGGCTTGAGCATGTACCAGTCGACAACCGACTGCTCGAGAAGAACCTTGCGCTCCTCGGCGGGGTCCACCTTGATCGAAGCATCACCGGACTGTCGCCGAAGCGTGATGTCCTTGTTGGTGAGCTTCTGGAACATAGAGCGCTTGCCCTCGTCCATCACCTTGTAGTCGATCCACTGCACTCCGTCAGGAAGCGTGTATCGATGCGTCTCTGAGAACCCGTAGTAGTTCTCAATCACCCGCTCATCGTCCTGCGGGGGATTGGTCAGCGTTTCAGTCATAGCCTTTGACCCTCCAGTGTGGTCGGTAGTGGCTCTCTTTATGCCGTGATGGCCCGCTCCTAGGCAGGGCTAGAAGCGGGCCATCGGGCAAGGGAAACTAGGCGACAGTCGCTGTCGAGTTGACGACCAGGGCCGTCATAATCGGGGTAGCAACTGCCGGACGGAGTGCCTGACCCTCGACATCGTTCTCGATGATGTCGTCTCCGCTCGGGTCGAACGCAAACGGCTTGTACGCGAACTTGGGGATGGTTAGTGTGAGCGAGTACGGGATCACGGTAGCACCGATAACCTCGTAAGTGCTCATCGTGATGACGAGAGGCTGCTTGGTAACCAGACCACCCATCTGCGTTGCCGCAGTGGTGCCGTAGGTAGCCTGTCTCCAGATAGCCGATGAAGTCTGACGAAGGCTGAAGCTGGCCGTGATCTCACGACGCTTGGGGGTGAGGTCACCGAGGTAGAACGAACCCAACCGGAAGTCATCATCCTCGATGTTGTTGTTGATATCGAGGCTGAAGCTCTTCGCTGGCAGGCTCACGGAGTTGTAAGTCACCGTGATGTTCGTACCGACGATCATCGGCGTCTCGTCAAAAAGCGGCGAGGCGGTCGGAGTCGCACCGGCGATCTGCTTCGCTGCAATGATACCAGCGGTACCCATCAGGTAACCGTTAGCCTCACACTCCAAGTGAA